TGAGTTTTATAAACCAAGTGTAACGAGTGAGAAACGTTTGAGCGCAGGAAGACTTGAAATGATCAACCTAACAAGGAGACTTGATAATGGCTGGCTATAATCATTATTCGGGAATGTCGAACAACGCCTTAAACGCATACGAAAACGGGAAGAAACCCCTTTCGCGAATTACAGCGCTGGATTTGAAATTAGCAGGATGGCGAGGCACAAAAATCGAGGCCATACACCTCGCCAAATCCGGGTTTTGGAATTCGTGCGAATGGCACCATTCCGGCGGCAGTTGGTACAATAAAGTCAATTTTTACGACCCTAGCGAATTGGTCGACAAATGGGCCCAAACGACGCCCGAGAATTGTATCGCCGCCCTGGAACAACAACAGCCTCAAGCGACCGATCAGCGTGTGCGCGGTGAATTTGTAATTTGGGGCGGAAGCCGCAAGCGGCCTAAAAAGGTTGGCGTCGTCGCTTTTGCCGGTGTACTGAAAATGGACTGGATTTGGCTCGACGCTGGCGGAAAGAAGAAAGCGACCGGAAATCACATTACCTGGGAGACAGTTTAATGAAAATCATAGAAACGAACTATAACGAATTCGGCCCCGTTCAAATTCAAGATCACGGTTCGGCTTACGTTGTGTTGTACCCTGCGAGCGAAGCCGAAAACAAAGGTTTCAATCGCGAGGAAACATTTTCTAAATCGATCGGGAATAAGGCGCTGAACCAAGCCCGCAAATTTGCCGCCGAGAAGTTAAAGGATGACTAGCGCTTGGATAGTTGGGGTTGACCCGTCTTCTGAGAATGAGCAGGGCTACATCATCCACCGTCACGCGCCGGAATTTATCGCAAAATGGGCAATCGAAGACGATGCCATCGGCACTCTTTCGGATCGCGTTTATACCGATGCAGCAGAACGGGACGCGGTGGCGATATATGACTTTGAATGGCGTGACGAAGAGCCGAGCGAAGAGATTTTTAGGAAAATGGGCGCTAACGCTGTCGATCAAGTTGACGAATATCTTTTGATCGTGAGCGGTTGAGCCGAGTCATAATTTTCATACAAATACCAATCGAGGCAATTCAATGAACGAACGATCTGGGGTTCCCCATAGCGGGAAATTCGTCGCCTACTATCGACAGCGGGAAGGCAACAGCGGCATGGCGCTCGATGAGCAGAAAAAAGCTGTGGGCAACCATTTAAACGGGGGCGCTTGGGAAATAATAGGCGAATACACTGAGGCCGAAACTGGCCGCCGATCAGATCGGCAAAGGCCGGAGCTTAAAAAGGCTTTAACACTTTGCGAGGCAAAAAATGCAGTTCTGATCGTTGCCGTTCTCGAAAAACTAACCAGGAACGTCGCATTTTTGAGCGCTCTTTTAGAAAGTCGGGCCAAATTTATCGCCGTCGACATCGCCGATTTCGGCAATCCTTCGCAAAACAGATCGATGTTGAAAATGATGAACAGCCTCGCCACTCATGAAGCGAATATCTTATCAGAAAAAACCAAGGAGGGTTTGAGATTAGCCAAAAAACGCGGGGTTAAACTAGGAACGCCAAACCCGAAGGCCGGAAGTCGAAAAGGCAGCGACAAATCTAGAAAACAGGCAAACGATTACGCCGCTGAAGTGATCAAAATCATTCGAGAGCTAGAAGAATTTGGATGTGACACGCTTCAGAAAGTAGCCAACGGCTTAGAAGCTAGAGGGATAAAAACAGCGCGTGGCGGGGCGCATTGGTATCCGTCGAGTGTAAAAAATATAAAAAACAGGATGGGCAAAAACTAATGCCACATTACGAAAAACGTTCGATAAAAAAAATTCCTGAAAGCTATTGGGATGATTGGAAAAAAAACAAAGATTTAGCAAAAGACCCATTGGGCAGACCAACCAGATACTATTTCGAAGAGGCCCAAAGTTATCGGCTGGATTTTTCGGCGTTCGCTAGAACACGGATCGAGTCGATCGAAACACTCACAAAAAATGAGGACGTGCTGAAATATTTTAAGGAACCTCACCCGAACACCCTGGCAATGCATATTTTATATTCAGATTTTAGCGAATATAAGCCGACCTTGCGACAAAACATGGTGCATTCGCTCGGAGTACCGTCTCGCAAAGCGAACGATCTGATCAATAATTTGATCAAAAATAAGGTGATCATTTCGCAGGATTATAAACTTGACAACCGAACCAAAATCTTGACGCCCACGGTTAATTTTGTTGTCGCATATGAACGGAAATTATTCTCATGGTATCGTTCAAAAACTGAAAATACTGAAGGCCAGAGCATAATTCTCACAAAATTATCGGATTTCGATGCACTTAGAAAACATTATTTTCCGCGAGAAATTTTCAAATTGTTGAGTTTTAAGAATGGAAAATAGGGCGTCGAATGTTCCTTAAATGGATTTAGCCATAAAAAGTGTAGGCATATTTAGCCACAAAAAGTGTAGGCATTTAATGCATACAATTTATGCAGTCGATTGAGGTTGCTGAACGAAAATTTTAGAATAATGTTTGATCTCGATTAGAGAATGGATGACCATCATGCATGAGAAGCAAAAGCCAAACGCCCCCAAAAGGGGAGATTCAAGCAAGATCATTGCAGCTTTGACGGCAAGCAAGTTGAAATTTTTGCAAGTCGATTTCTCTAGGCATGGCAAACTCCAAATCCGCGTCCGCCGAAACGGCAAAACTATCCATTTGAAAAACAAACCCTTGTCGCCGGAATTCTATATGGAATACGGCATCGCCCTGGGAGAATTGTCCTCCGTGTCGGCGATCGAGATTAATCTGAAAAGTGATAGCTTAGAGTGGCTTTGCCTGGAATATCTTCGGTCAGGGAGATATTCAGCTCTAGCTGCGGAAACGAAAATGGTCCGCCGGAGAGTGTTGAAAAACATCATGGCCGAATTTGGCGATTTAAAATTTCAAACGATGAACAAATATGATATCGAAAAAATCAGGGCTCAAAAGATCAAAGAACGCAAACCAGCAGCGGCTGCTCATCGTGTTAAAGTGCTCCGGCAAGTCTTCAGGGAAGCCACGGCGCGCGGATTGATCGGCCACGACCCTTTTGTTGGCGTCGAAACTGGGCGCGACAACAAAGCTCTGAGGGCCAAAACACATCAGAAATCCGGGGTCAGCTATAGCGGTCATTGGACCTGGACGAGCGAGCAGATCGCGCAATATTTCGAATATTGGCCAAAAGGGACGACGCCCCATATTTGCATGGCACTGATGTATTTTCTGGGTCTGCGGATAGGAGACGCCGGCAAAATTGGCCCTCGAAATGAGGAAGACAATAGAATGATTTTCACAACCAGCAAGCGGGTAGGGGCAAACGGCATCGGCGTCGATATGAATTTGCCTATCATACCAGAATTGCAGGAGGCCATTGAAGCAGCTCGCTCATCTAATCTCGTGAGCCTCGAAAATTACGTTTTAACAAAATGGGGAAAACCTTTCAGCTCGAAAAGTCTCTCGCATTGGTTTTCTGAAAGAGCAAAAATGGCAGGTCTGCCGGCAGAGTGCACAGCTCACGGCGTTCGCAAATCTTTGGCCGTCACACTCGCGGAAAGAGGTGCGAGCAGTTCTGAGCTTAAAGCAACTTTCGGATGGACGACTAGCAAGCTCGCGGATTTATACACTGAACAAGCCTCAAAACGAGAATTGGCCACAACCAGCCTAGAACGGATGGACAACAAGATTGTCCAACCCTATTCTGTGAAATTGTCCAACCCTGCAACGAAATCAAGGAAAACCGGGAATGAATGCGCGTAGTGGAGGGTAGTGGAGGCCCGGGCCGGGCCGACACAAATAGCCAAAATCAAAGGGTTAGCCCAAGGTTAGACACAGTACGCGCATAATTTCCATGAAAGGAAATTTATGCAAAACGCAATTAAAAATGTTCTCGAATTCCTCGCATTAGCCAGCATAATGATTATCGGCATGATTGTTTGGGTGATGCTCCCATGACCGAATTAGCCCAAGGAAAGCTCACCCCGGACAATCAAGCGAGCGGATCGATGCTGGCCAGTTTGATGGGGGTCAATCCATACAAGACGCCCAATGATTGTTTGATCAACGCCTTTAGGGCGATTGATAATGGTGGAAAATTACCGCCGGGGGATTGGCAGTACATCGAACCGGCGGATTGGGGTAATAAATTCGAAAACACAATTTTGAAAGAGATGGCGCAAAGGCTGGGGATCGTCGGTAATTTCGATATCAAAGAGCCGGTTCAGCATTCAGATTTGCCTCTGGCCGTATCGCTGGACGGAATTGGAGTAGGAGATGGCAAAATTATCCGAACGGATAAAAAGGCCGGAATATATTGCCTCGGTGCAGATGAAATTTCCCTGAACGGCCCAGGGGTTCTTGAGGCGAAACTCACCGGAGCACCCCCCTCCGACGATCCCAAGCCATTTAGGGGGCCGATTCAAGTCGAGGGCGGCCTGATGTGTACCGGGTTCGAATGGGCCGCGATCGGCACCCTTTATCGAGGCACCGAATTAAGAATTTATGTTTTAGCCGTCGATTCGGCTTTGCGGGCAAAGATCACCGCCGACGTCATCGACTTTCAAAGGCGTTTGGATTTGTGGGAAATACAAGGCGAGAAAGATTTTTACCCGGCTTTGCACCCAAATGACGCCGCGAGCACTTGGGAAAATGTCGTCGAGGGCGATGCCCCGATCGAATTATCCGAGGAATTGTCCGAATTAGCCCTGGAATATAGCGATGCTATGGAGGCCGGGAGGGCAATTACAAAGGTCAAACAAAATATCACTACCCATTTAATGAATGCCCTGGGTAAATCTCAAGAGGCCATAATCTTCGAAGACGGCAAAGAGGTAGGAAAAGTACTATGGGGCCTCAATAAGGCCAGGGACGCCCATATGGTCAAAGGTCGGCCTTCATCCAGGAGCAAAAGCATCAAGGTGGTGATAAATGAATAAAACTACGCTCTATCCAAGAGACGTGGAGTTGTACGAATTTATAAGCAGATCGGTTAAAACTCGCCATGTCGCGCCGACCTTGCAGGAGATGGCGGAGGCAATGCACATAAAAAAAATATCGATCGGGACAATTTCGAGGCGCTTGGAACGGCTTGAAGATTTAGGATTAATAACCCGAGTGCCAGGACGGAAAAGGGGGTTGATTGTTACTAAAACTCTCGAAGATGTCGGGTTCGATATCACCTTGCGCGAACCCGAAGTCACGTGAATATGATCCTCCAAGGCCGCCGCAAACCCTCTTGGATAGTTGCGAGCAGAATTTTGGCAATTACTCATGGCGAGGTGACCGCAAACGACTTGATTGCAGAGTTTTCTGCGGATGACTAGGCGTACTCAAGACAATTATCCGACACCCCACAGC